ACTTCTCCATTTCGAGCAACTGCTTATAGGTATCAGGGTATAGATGAGCAAGGCGAACTAACGCCCTGTCTCTCGCACGTCTGTAGTTACGATCTCTTATAGCCTTGCGTCCAGCTGTAGCCAGCCTTCTCTTAGCTTCATCGTCCATTGTTTAGGTTATCCTCCAAAACTATAAGCCCACAGGCTACCATCATTACTATTACTAGTCCTAATACAAAGATCATAAGCTCGCAGCCCTTACTATGTCGGTGATGTCTATGGTCTGCCCTACAAGGTGGGCATCTTCCTCGTCCGAGTCCCAAGCAGATACCAGTATGCGTGAGCCGGTAGGTGCAAGGCTGAGCCATTGAATGGCTGAGGTTGCGTCTGCACCGCCCCAGGTATTGCCTCCGTCAGGCTCTACCACCTCATAAAACAGAATTAGATCAGACTTCTTTGGGTGGATTGTGTACACGTTATTCATCATCCTCCTCCAACCCAAATAGGCGAGACATAGCTGAGTTGGCTCGTTGTAGGTTCTTGATCGCGTTTGCTACGTCTTGCTCTTGTATGTTCTTCTCAGCTTGGTCGATACATAAGTTAAATTTTGCTTGTAGGTACTCTTCATTCATCGTCTTCTCCCTCTGCCTTTGCGTCTGTCTCTCCGTCTTTGATGCACTCACCGCAGACGTGCCATTGTCCATTATCTTCAAGCCAAATAAAATCGGCTACACCCTGACAAAACTTGCATTCATTCATTTGTTTCTCCTTTTTCTGATGGTAAACAAGCAACGCACCAGGCGGTATCGTTGCCCTCTTTCTCTCCTATTTGCCCTTCATCATCTGCCCACACCACATCGTCACGATCTAGCGGGTCGCCACAACTGAAACACTTCACCGGTTGATCGTACTCTTCCGCGTAAAATACTGGGTCATTCCAATCTGGCTCGTAGCTCATTTTTTCTCCTTTGGGCAATCCTGGTATGGGTTCTCTCCCTCTTGATTGTCTTCACAGGTACAAAAACCAAACTTCTCCACCTGTGTGGCGTGAGTAAGCTCTGCCAACTCTGCCCAGCTGATTGAATCGTTCATTATCTTTCTCCCTTTTCTGTAGACAGAGGGCTTGCGCCCTCTCCCTCTGTCGCCATTTAGCCACAGACCACCAGGCACCGACCCGAACCGGTGCCCGATAGTTTGCTTCTAAAGTTGCACGCACTCAGTCATAGACCCCCAGCACCAGCCGAAGAACTCAGCTCGTGGTGAGTCAATTCCTACCCACCAAAGGCAGGAAGAGACCAGCACCAGCAACCAGAGGGCAACAGTCGCCAAGATTCCAAGGACGAACCAGCCTCGCGGGGTGATGTGCTTCATTAGAGCCACGCCTGAGAAAGTGAGTAGCCAGCGTCTACGGCGTCGGGTTGTCCTTCGTACTTGTCACGAAATAGAACGCGAGAAAGACTGTAGACCACGTGAAAACCCATATCCATCCCACAACCACCAACACGAATTGCCCGAGAGCCGTTGACCTCTACGAGTGGATAATCAAGAACTACTGACGCGTAATAGGTAAGGTCGAGGATCTTGCCATTCTTTGCGACCTTCAACGACATCGTGCGACTCATTCCAGAAGGGGCGACACTTCGCAAAACTGTGTAGATGGTGTCCCCTTCCTTTACAAAGAATTCCAGAAGTTGCTTCTTTGCATAGTTGTAGTCTTCTTCTTTTTGTTGCTTCTTTGTCATTGTTGCTGTTGTCATCTTGCACCCTTTTCTAGTATCTGATCTCATCAGTTGCCGAGTAACGGCAAGACGCCCGAAGGCGTTTCGATCTTAAAGAGGCAACGCCTCAAGGTTGTGGGATTTCATCTTTTCTGCGATCTCTAAGGCTTTTCCGCTTGGTGTCATTTCATCGCGGAAATCAAACTCTTGCAGTCCTTCGCACTCTTCATCACAATAGAATGAAAAGCCCTCAGCGTTTGCATAGATGTATGACTCTTCACCAGTTTTCACATAGACACACATTGTGAAACCGCCAGTCTGGTGAACATCTGCAGGAATTCCAAGAGAGATCAAAGCCTCTGCAATTGCAGATGTTCCTTGTTCTTCTGATGATGCTGATGCTTGGCAGGTGTAGCAACCGCGACCTTCGACGATGTGAGGATGTGAAACGAAATCGGGGCAAGTTGTTGGGATTGTCATCACTTCACTTCCTTTACTGTCACTTCTACATTGCGGGATGAATAATCTTCGTCTTCTTGTTCTGCATCAACTGGTTCAATGATCTGCAAAGAGATGATGTCCATCAGTTGGTTCAGTTGTTCTTGTGTGAGTTGCTTGTCAGTTGTGAATGAAATTGTTCCTTCATAGTCGAAGGCTTCAATGTTTGCATCTGCTTCTTCCTTTGGTGTCCAAGTTGTTCGTTGTCCGTTGTCGTTGGTGTAGTTGATTTTCATTTGTAACCCTTTCGCGGATTGTTCGGGTTCCGCTAGGTCTAACGATAGCAGAAAAGAAGGTGGCAGGCTCCCCCATTTGGTGGATTCTTTTGACGAGCTTTGATTACGATTTGATAACGAAAACAGGGGCGATCTTGTTACTATCCAGTAAGTTACCGGCAGTCCAATCCTGGTAACTTGGGAGAATGCTGGGTACAAACTGAGCTGAGGGTGACGCGGTTGGTCGGTTGCTGGTTGGTTGGTCAGGTCATCGGGTCGGGCTGGTTGGTCTGTTGTTTTGTTGGTAGCCGATTCGATTCGATTACTATGGGGTATAGAACTGCCGACCTTCTAGTAACCCCGCACATCCCCTCCACACCGCCCCACTTTGCACCCCGCAAACCTTTTGCCGTGGCAGACAGGGCAGAATAGGGGCGTTTAGCCCGCAAAACCACGACCCCCCATTGTTAATTTCTGTTTGTATACAGTGTATAGTCCCCAAATAAATATATTTCCTAAAGTGAATCCCCCTAGTCAGCTGGGATCAATACCGCTTTGACCTGCAGTTTTAATACTATAAACAGATGTGACGTAAGTCATACAGGCAAAAGCGGGAAATGCTTAAAATTTCCTGCCTTATATATAGTAGGGGAGTAAAACGGGGAAGAGGTCCGGTTTACGACCCTACGCTTCGGGGTTAAACCCTCCGCGTAGCCCCCTAGGGCGCAGCGGTACTTACCCCTCGCTACGCTGTAGCTTGCTCGGGAGTTTACTCCCGCTGCGGTGCTTTTAGGTGGGATAATTCTATCTAGTACTAGATCTCATTATGTGAGACAGCGCCCAGTAATTTACTTCCCTAGTATAAATGAAAAGGCATTCCGCCCGATTTACTATTAGGAGATCACGTGGCTGAGAACTCAGCAGATATTGCCAAGCGCATCATCTTAGGATGCGTGGCAGAAGGTATGACCATTGACGCCGCTTGCGGCTCAGCTGGTAAGTCTATGAAGACTTATGAGTATTACCGTCGTACCGACAAAGTTTTTGCAGACAAGATTGACCGAACCCGTTTGGGTTTGAAGGACAAGCAGTTCCAGGGTGGGGATGTCCACGACATCACCTTCGCAGAATTTCGTCAGCGCTTCCTGCACAGCCGGACCTTTCCACACCAGATGAACATAGTAGATGTCATCGAAGGTCGTGAGCCAAGCTGGTTACATCCCAGTATGAAGTTTGAAAAGGGTGTGGCTAATAACCGCATCCTTGTAAACATCCCGCCAAACCACGCCAAGTCAATGACCATTACCGTTGACTACGTCACCTGGCAGGTAGCACGCAATCCCAACTTCCGTGTTCTGATTGTGTCCCAGACCCAGCGATTAGCTGCTGACTTTCTCTACGCCATCAAGCAAAGACTAACGCATCCTATGTATGCAGACCTCCAAAGTGCTTATGCTGCTGGCGTAGGGTTTAACTCTAAAACCGCTTCCTGGCAAGCAACCCGTGTCACCTTTGGTGATGAGCTTCGTGAGTCCAGTGAAAAAGACCCAAACATCGAAGCAGTCGGTATTGGCGGTCAGATCTACGGTAAGCGTGCCGATATGATTATTGTTGATGACGCTGTGACAATGTCTAACGCTAATGACTTTGAACGACAGATCAAGTGGTTAACCCAAGACGTTCGTTCTCGTTTGAACCCTACTGGTAAGTTAATCATTATTGGAACCCGCGTCGCCTCCGTTGATCTGTACCGCGAGCTTAGACAAGAAGATAGATACCCAGGTGGCTTGGTCCCTTGGACCTATCTTGCAATGCCAGCACTGCTTGAACCAGATGAGGACCCCGACAAGTGGGTTACCTTGTGGCCCAAGTCAGATGCTCCCTTTGATGGACAAGAAGTAAACGAACAAGACGAGGACGGGTTATATCCCCGTTGGTCTGGTCGTAACTTGTACAACGAACGCCAAGCTATGGATACTAGTACCTGGGCTTTGATCTATCAACAGCAAGATGTATCTGAAAACGCAGCCTTTGATCCCGTATGTGTACGTGGATCTATTGACGGTATGCGTAAGTCTGGTCGCCTTGAGACGGGCCATCCCGGTCATCCCAAAGATTTGAACGGCTTTACTTATATCTGCGGTATGGACCCAGCAATTGTCGGCGATACCGCCGCTGTTTGTTACGCCATTGATCGTGCAACGTCTAAGCGCTACATAGTGGACGTTATGAAAATTACGCGTCCCAGCCCTCAACAGATCCGCGACATTATTATTAACTGGACTTCCCTTTACGGTCCGTCAGAGTGGATCATTGAGAAGAACGCTTTCCAAGCTTTCTTAACGCAGGACGAAGGAATCCGTCAGCACCTAGCAACACGTGGTGTAATCCTTCGTGAGCACCATACCGGTTCCAACAAGTGGGATACCGGTTTCGGTGTGGCATCTATGGCAACTTTGTTTGGTACTAAGCAACCAGATGGTAAGCACCATAGAGATAACTTAATCCATTTACCAAGTGACCAAACAGAAAACGTTAAGTCTCTGATTGAGCAGCTTGTAACGTGGACGCCAACTACTAAAGGCAAGACCGATATGGTAATGGCCCTGTGGTTCTGTGAGATCAGAGCACGTGAGATGCTCAACTATGGTCAGTACGCAACGCACCACTTAAAGAACCCTTTCTTATCCCGCGCTGAAATGGGGAAAAGAATTGTTGTTAACATCGAT